ACGACAATACTTCTGGGTATGCTCGGTCTTGGGGGAATGCGTTCATTCGAAAAAGTGAAGCGATCAGCGTAATGGAATTTAACGAAATCATTGAGAAAGTCCTAGAACACGAAGGGGGTTATGTCAATGATAAAGATGATTTAGGTGGGGAAACAAAGTATGGTATAACCAAACGATTCTATCCTCACCTTGACATCAAGAACTTAACTAGAGAACAAGCAAAAGAAATTTATTATCAAGACTATTGGATTCCTTCCAAAGCCAAATCATTACCAAGAGATTTACGCTATCCATACTTTGATTGTGTGGTAAACACAGGACAACGCAGAGCAGTAAAGATATTGCAACAAGCGTGTAACAATAAAAATACCTTTGAAATCAAAGAAGATGGACTTATTGGTGCAGCAACTATTTCTGCTTGTAAAAAATTAGAAGCAGATAGATTTATTTCATATAGAATTTTATTCTATTCTTTGCTAATTTCTGATAACCCCACACAAGAAAAATTTTGGTATGGGTGGTACAAAAGAGCTAAAGGAGAATAGATGCCTACATATATTACAGCCAGAGATTTAAAAGATACTTTTCCTAACTTAGATGAGTTCGACACAAAGAAACCTGTGTATGGTTGGGTGGCAGAATCTACAAATAGATATGTGTCACACGACTCTGGATTGGTAACTGTTCTTTTTGCAGACGGAAAAGATTTAGGTTCTGGGCAATCAGCTTTGTCTGATGTAGATGCAAACGATGAATGGTTTTACGATTCAGCAGCAGACGCAGTATATTATTACAATAGTGGTAGTAGTCCAGAAGATTTATTGATGGAAGCAGGAGAAGATTTTGCTACATTAAAAACAAGAGTGATGCAAGACGCAAGTGATTATGTAGATTCTAAATTAGATTCTAACTTACCAAGAGAACAATTTTTATTAAAAGATGGTACATACGACTATCTTATTAGACGACTAACTTCATTAGTTGCAGCATTTTTTTTAGTGAAAGGGAAAGATCCTACGAGTGAAATAGCAGAAGCATTATTTGAAGAAGCACAAATGCACATCGCAGACTTAAACGCAGGGAAAGCAAAGCTAAGTTATCAGAACACAGGAGATGCTTCAAAAGGTATTGTAAGAAAAATGTCTGTGTCTGGAAGTCTTAATATTGTTGATACTAGAGGAAATTACTTTGGTAGCTACGACAGATTAAAAGTTATTGTAACTACTGGTGGTGCTATTGGTACTGCTAAGTATTCTGTGTTTGCAAAAGATGATGATACTTTAAAAAACAATCAAGTAGTAACAGATGAAGTTATCAATGGAGATTATCAAGAATTAGCAGCAGGATTGCAAATAAGATTTCAAGGATCGTCAGATAGTTCTACTGCAACACAAAATGATGAGTGGGAAGTAGAAGTAACAGGTATTTACGAAGAAACAGAAAATGCCTCTATGCGTTCAGTTAAAATGACTCGTAAAGATTTTAAACAATTCTATCGAGGTAAGAATGGCTCTCGCATCTACTAATGCCTGGAAAGTTAATGTCGAAGAAACGATACAAACTGCAATTAGAAGTGAGTTCTCAAATGCTCTCCCTATTTATAGAAGCAAGAAAACAAATATAGCAGGTAATCAATTTGCTATTCTTAGAGGGGAAAATTCAGAACCTCAAAATACTATGTATGCTAAACTAGGAAGTAATTATAACCTTTCATTAGAAGTATATATATCAGATAGAAAAAGAAACGATATTACTGTAAAGCATTTTTTTAAACAAATATCAAGAGTAGAAGAACTATTTTATTCTTTGGTAGAATTAAATCCATTGTTTAATGTTAGTATAAATAGTATAAATTATAATGACGATGAAGATATTAATGGATATAGAAAAGCAACTTTTGATTTGACTGTAAGGAATATTAGATAATGGCTATTAGTTTTAACAATGTTACATACGACAAAGTAATGACACCATTGCGAGATAAAATACGCACAGAGTTTAAGGGTGCATTGCCTGTCTATTTTGACAATAACTATAGAGATATAGGAACAAAGTCATTAAGAATATATCCTCAATCGCAAACATTGGTAGAGAAGAAAACTCGTTCTTATCTCAATGTATATCAAATGGAAATGGATTATGTTATTAAAACATATAATGATAATGAAAGAGCATTAGATGAAATGTATAAAGATGTCAGTAGGATAGAAACTGTATTGTTTAACAACTCACACGGTGGATCTACACCATACTTCTTTGAAAGTATGCCTACTATTGAGCATAATATAGACACAGATTTAGAGAATGTATATGTATCAAGAATAAGCGTACCAGTATTATATGAAGAAGTTTATCAATCATTTGCTAGGTTTGTAACTTCCGATGATAAATTCTTTGTATTATCTAATGGTTCTTTTTATATTGTAAGGAGTTAATTATGGCTAAAAAGTACAAAAAGAAAGAAGGTGTCTTACCTAGAGGTAAAAGTTACTTAGGGTTAGACTGGGCAGATTGGGCAAGATTAAAGAATGGTAAAGTTGTAGAACTTGATTCTGTGCCTAAAGAAGCCAAAGAATTTTTAGTAGAAATCAAAGATCAAAAAGTTAAAAAAGAGGTAAAGTGAAATGGCAGATTTAGCAGAAGGATTTAGTCCTAAACAGTTTCAGTTGGCGATTGCTGCTGAAAAAGATGGAATTGGTGGTGGAGAAGCAACAGACGCAGATTATAAATTTATTAATATTGATTCTATCGAGTTCCCATCTTTAAACCCACAACAGGTTTTAGATGTAAGACACGGAGTAGGTAGAACGCTTAAAGCTGTAGATATGTTTCTTACAAACAAACTTACAGTAAAAGAAATTAGTTTTTCAGGTATTGCAGATGCTACTATTTTACCAATGCTTCTTGCAAATATTACAACCGATTCTGCAACTGCTTTTGAAATAGCAGGAAGCTACGCAGGTATTGATTTATCTTATGGAGATGCTGTAAGTGACAATACAAAAACATTTGCTATAGTGGTAGTAACACCAGAAGCAGCTCAACAAATGTATTTCAAGGGTTGCTTCTTAACTTCATTAACAATTAGTGGAGATGTAGGAGAAGAAGCAGGAAGATTAAAGATTTCAGGTACATTTAAATCTGGTTGTATTCCAGCATTAAATGATACTTCTATTGTTCCAACACACAACAGAGCAAGTTTTAATACAAATTACTTTATGACAGATTATGGTGATTCTGGCTCAACTAATGCAGTAACAACTATTGCAGATATTGATGATCCAGTAATGAAATCATTTAGTTTAACCATTGAAAACGATGTTGTTATGAGTGGTTATGATGTAAATGGTAATTTTCAACAAATGCACAGAGGTATTCCAGAGGTGGCAGTAACCTTTGAAGCAGTTGTAAAGTATGATGGTGATACAGATAATCTTATACAAACATTTGGAGAACAATCAACATCTACTGTTGCAAACACATTAACAGCAGCAGATAGTGTGACAAGAAATGTTGATATATCATTACCAACTTGTATTATTACCGATGTAAGTTTTTCAGAGGAAGATGCAATGTTTTTATCCGTAAGTAGTAAAGCAGTAGCTGGTACTTCAGGAAACATTGTTTCTATCACAATACAATAATAAAAACGAGGAAAGTCAATGTCTAAAAAGATAACGCTTAAGAGTGGTGTTAAAGCTACGCTTATAGAAATGTCAGTAGATGCTTTTGATAAATGTATGGATTCTGTACGCTTTGAAGAAGTAGATGGACAGTCAGTAATTAAAAATCAATTTGCATTAAGTACACTATGGATTAGAAATGGTGTAGATGGAGCAGATGATAAGTTTATTAAATCTTTATCAATTAACGATAGAGTAGAATTACAACTAGCTATTCAGGAATACAATAGCTTGGGGGAATAGAAACCCTCTCACTTGAATTAAACATATTAATAGATGATTGGTGTGAGGGTTGCAAATATTCTACCTTTCCATATAAAGCTAAGTTACCTCTTAAAAAGAATAACAGCATTCACACCTTTACATCTATGGACGATATATGGTATGTAATCAAGCTATTAAAAGAAGAAGTTGAAGAACATAACGCAACCTCTGAAAGAAAGTTTGAAATACACGAAGCTATCAAATCACACCTACCTTTTTTTGCCTGTACAAACAACTTTATAAACAAAGAATATCAACGAGATATACAACGATATACCTATTGTAAAAAGATGAAAGTACCCCCTTATGAAGGATCATACGGAAATCAACCAAAAAAATGGATTGATAAGTGCAATGTTATAGAAAAAATGTTAAATTATATACAATCAAAACATTACAACAATATGAAAAATGGCTAAACAGTTTGAAATACAATTAGAATTTACTACAGGTGGAAGTGCCGATAAGTTAATCGGACACTTACAAAGATTAGCAAAAGAGCAAAATAAAATTTCTGCAGCTCAACGCAAATTTAATAACGCAAATCTAAAAGCAGTTACTGCTACCAAGAAATTATTAATGGCTCAAGAAAAGCATCGTTCTGCGATGTTGAAAACTTCTACACAAATTGCAAAACTTAAAGAGCAGGTAAGAGTTTTAAGAATGCGTAACCAACAACTTGCTGCTTCAATGAAAAAAACTACAAGAGCTTCTAACAGAATGCGTATTTCTACTGCTGGATTACAAAGAACTATTGGTTCTATTAGAAATAAAATTCTTCTTGTAACATTTGCTTTTGGTGGTATGGCAGCAGGTATTAGAAGTGCAATTCAAACTTCTATGGAGTTTGAAGCTGTGCAAGTAAGACTTAATTCTATGTTTGGTTCTGTAAGAGCAGGAGAAAAAGCATTCCAAAAATTTAATCAAGTAGCAGCAACTACTCCATTTACACTAACAGATGTGGTTGAAGCTGGTGCAGCGTTGAAAGCGTTTGGTACTAATGCAGAAGAGATGATTAAACCTACTGCCGACTTAGCAGCGTTTATGGGTGTAACTGCTACTGAAGCAGCACAAGCACTTGGTAGAGCATTTGCTGGTGGTGCAGGAGCAGCAGATATACTTCGTGAAAGAGGTATATTGCAACTTATTCGTGATACAAAAGGTATCGAAGATTTATCTAAAATGACTTTACCAGCTTTTAGAAAAGCATTGCAAGAAACTTTGATTGATCCTGAAGTTGGTATTGCAGGTGCTACCGATAAACTTTCTCAAACTATGGTTGGAGCAGTTTCTAATATGGCAGACGCATTTACAAGAATGAAAGCTGCCATTGGAGATTTTATAGTAATGAAAGGAATTGTTCAAGGACTTGCAAAAGATTTTTCAAATGTAGCTGAATTTTTTAAACAAATGAATGAAACTCCTATGGAAACAACCATTCGCAAATTAAAAGAATTAAATCAAGAAACTGCAGATTTAGAATTAGCAAACGAAAAAATAAAATTACAACAAATAGAACAAGCAGGTAATGCTATTACATTGGCAGAAGCAAATGAACTAGTAGCTCCACACACACAAAGATTAATTGATATTAACAATAAAATAGCTGCACAAGAAAAATCTTTAGAAAAAACTATTGCAAATAAAACAAATCTTGTCAAGGAATTTGGAGAAGCTCATTTTAATAAGGTAGTTGAAGGATTAAAAGAATCATTAAGGATAGATAGGGAAAATAGAGATACTTTAGAAGATAAAAATAAACTTGCAGAGTTTGCAGTGCAACACGCACTGAAATATGAAACTGTTGTAAGAAAAATAGCAGGACTTGAAGAAGATATAGCAAAAACAAAAGCAGAACAAGTAGATTTAGGATTTACATTTTCTTTTGATCCAAATGCTTTAATAAACTCTTATTCACAGTACAAAGAATTAACTAAAGAACAAGAAAAACTATTAGATGAAGGTGAAGCTCTTAGATTAAAAACAAGAGAAGAATTATTTACAACACATTTTACAAAAATATTGTCACTTGCTCAACAAAATATAGAGCAAAGAAAACAATCGGAATTACAAGCATTAAGAGATACAGATAGATTTAGAAATGCAAGTGCAGAGCAACGACAAGATATGGAAAAAGATGCTCTTAAAAAATTCAAAAAACAACAAGCTGTTATATTTAAAATTAATAAAGCTAACGAAATTGTTAAAACGATAATGTCCACGCACAAAACTGTTGCAGAAATTATGCTTCTAAGTGCAAAATTGAAAGCAGAAGCATTGGCAATATCAATTACAAACCCTGTTAAATCTGCAGCTATGATGGCAGCAGCAGGAGGGTTAAAAGGATTGGGTATAGCTACTGGAGCATTGGGTGCAGCACAAGCAGGTATAATAGCAGGACAGCAACCACCAGCATTTGCTCGTGGTGGTTCTTTTATAACTGGTGGGCAACAAATGATTATGGTTGGAGATAATCCTGGTGGTAGAGAACGAGTAGATATTACTCCATTATCAAGTCCAGACTTTGGTGACGCAGGTGGTAGTGGCTCTATCAATGTAAACATTATGGGTAATGTTATTGGCACACAAGAATTTGTAAGAGATAATTTATTGCCAGAGATAGAAAACTCAATTAAAAGAAATCTCGCGTAATGGCTTTATCAGGTAATAATGATTACAATGGTGCTTTAGGTGCAAGTATCAAAGAAGAGTGGATTTTTGAATTAAGAAATCACAATTACGATGCAAGTAGCTTTAATGTAAATCAAGTTATTAGATTAGCTACGGCAGAAGTAGTTCCAGGAGTTGTTAGTAATGACAAATATCACGGATTCATAACAAGCACACCTACAATACGAGAAAGTATTGACTTAGTTGCATCTACTTCTAAAAATGGTAATATATCTATTAGTTGTGTTAATGGAACATTAGACAATCATAGCAACGCGACACTAGCAGCAGAAATTTATGGTGGCACAAGAAGATATATAAACAGAGATGTAGTTGTTAAATCAAGGGTTGGTGGTTATGAAAATACTATTTATACTGGTAGATTAAAGTCGGTAAGTATTCAAAATCAAGATATAGTAAATATAGAAATATCTGCAAGAACCCCAATAGACTTTTTAAAAATACCAGAATATACAAGTAGTGCAGGTAATTTTTTCCCTATATTATATGGATCTGGAACACCACAAACATCTACGGTAAGTAGTCCACAATTAATGCAATATAGTCCAGCAAAAGTATTTCCAGTTATGGTAGATAGTTTGAACAATGGACAATATAATTGCTTAGCACACGAGGCAGTAACAGATGGTAGATTGCATTATCCTATAAAAGATTTATACAGCTCTGATGGATTTCCAGTATTTGTGCCTTTAGATGATGTGCAAAACAATTCTTTCGATGATTACGAAGGTGCAACTAACGATACCAATAGAAATGTATTGTTTACAGATTTAGATTTAGAAAGAGCATATTTAATTCGTCCTGTACAAAACATTACTATAACTTCTCCAAGTGCAGGTGTTCCATCTAATACTGGAAACTTTTCTGACAATGACGATAGCACTTCTTCTACTTGGAGTTTTACTGCACCACAAGGAGATGGTTCAGATAGTTTAAAATTTAAAATTAGTGATATAGCAAAAGAAGAACACGAAATACAAGAGTGTAAGCTATATGTCAAATGGGGTGTAACTAATCATTCTGAAAGTAGTGGGGGTTCTATTATTTCTACTTTAAGAGCAAAGCCAACTTACGCTGGTTCTACCAACACAGTTGCAATAACTAACGAAAGTGGTAATAGAACTGCTGCATATTCTTCTGCGATAGACTTGTTAAGTACAGGAACTTTTTCAAGTGCTAATGGACAAATACCAGATGATGTAGAAATAGAATTTTTAATTACACACAATGTTCAAGATGACAGCGATAGTGCTGGTAGCGTAACTATTGATGCTTTTGATTTTTATTTAGAAATAACTACCAAAATTACTGATACAGATAATCTTGCAAATTCAAGTGCAGTTACTGGAATTAAAAAATTATATACTGGTGCAGATGGATTAGACCAATCTTTCAATGCTGGAAATGCAGTAACAAATGTTGCACAAATGCACAGAGATTTAATTCGTAGGTTTGCAGGTATAACTGATACTCCTGAAAACTACTCTGCATTGAATACAGCGAGAGCTAATTGGACAGTATTTTATTATTTACACAAACAAAAAGAATTACTAAAAGTGTTAGAGCAAACACAAAAAGAAGGTGGGTTTATATTTAGATTCAAAGCTAATGATGGAAGTCCACAATATATATTTTTAGTAGATAGTCCATCAGTAAATCATACTATTAGCAAAGATGATATAAAAGGAACTAAAATATCTTTGACTGATTTTGATTCACTAATAACTAAAAGAGTTTTGAAATATCAAAGAAATCCTATTAATGATGAATTGTTGTTTGAAAAAACATTTACTGATACAACAAACGATCCTAGAGGTAAATACAATGTGCAAAGTGAAGAAAATATATCAACGGAAGAATTAGAAATATTAAATAATTCTATTGGTGCATCAAACTTAAATATGGGTTCTGGTAATAAAAATGATGGTTATGCTAATTATTATAATGCTATAGAAGGCAATCCAAAAATATTGGTAGAAACAGAAATAATAAATCCAGGAGATAGTGGCAACTCTCATTTTTATTTAATGGAAGTAGGAGATATTTGTGAATTTAATCACAACAATCAATTAGTTGCTCCTTTTGGAGAATCATTTAATGGAAAGAAATTTATCACAACTTCTATAACAAGAAGTCCAGGTAGTCTAAAAGTGTCTTTGAGAGAAATATAAAAAGAGGTAAATTAAATTATGGCATTAGCACGAGTTAGATTCAGAGTAGATACAACACCAGATACAGATAGCACTTCTGATCTTGCTGCTGCTATATCATCTACATCTGCAACATCTATAAGTGTTGATGATGGAACAGACTTTGAGGTTAATCAAAATATAAAAGTTGATAATGAAGAAATGACTATTACTAATATTTCATCTAATACATTAACAGTTGTTAGAGGTGTCAATGGGACAACTGCTGCAACTCATAGTGATAATGCTAATGTTTTTGAAGATGATAGTCCAACTTATACTCCAACACAAAATCCAAACATAGGAACTGATGTATCTCAAACTTATGATGGCATAGTTGCCAAGAAATCAATCGGCGGTAAAACTTTTACTTTTGCAAATCACGAGTCATCAAGAATACAAAGAAAGTTGGTGTATGAAAATATAAGCCAAGCAAACAAAAATAGATTAGTGGCTTTGCATAATTATACAAAAGGTATGAAAAATACTTTTCAATATAGTGAAGATGGCGATACTTTTTATACAGTTCGCCTTACAAATAACAAATTAGAAGTATCAGAAACGGCTTACAATGTTTTCAGAGTTGCGATCAATCTGGAACAACAATTATAAGAAATTTTTCTT